TGCCTTCTAAAATTACGCAAAGACATATGGGCTGCTTTGGCAACTTCTTCCTCTGAAATATTATTATCTTCAATAAATTGCACAATTTGTTTCATAAAAAAAACACCTCCACGTTAAACCTTTAATGCTTGTGTTTCCTTATGTCTCGTTTTGTTTTATCTATATTCGTTTTGACTGCTTTTGTTGCTTACTGTTCTTTCTTGATTCTAGAACTTTTAGTTTCTATACATCAAAATTACATCACAAAAAAAGGGGGCCTACTCGGCCTCTTTCTTTTGTCGTTCTATGTCTTCTCTGATCAGATCTTTCAGGTATCTGTTGACGCTCTCTTTTGTGTCTAGATATTCCAGAATGTCTGCGTCATGTTTTAGGTGAAGCCTGAAGGTCTTGATCTTGTATGTTTTATCGCTCCATTTTTGATTTGCTCTTTTTCTTGCCTCTGATACTGCCATCTTACTTCTCCTCCTTTATTTCGTTGTCTAATCGCTCAGCTTCTATCACCATGTCTTCTATGTGCACCCAGTCTATGTCCTCTGGTGTACTTAGTGTCTTTATTATATCCAGAATTAATTTTGTCAGCTTGCCTTCTTTTTCTTTGACTCTTTCTGGTCTGTTATCCTTTTCTGGTGTAAATTCTATACCGGTTTGCAGTGTCCTCACGTCAACTTTCAAAGCTTCCGCCAATCTATCAAGAGTGCGCATTGTAGCGTTTCTCGGGTCTTCCCTCGTTAACGTGTAAATAGTATTTAATGGCACTCCGCTTTTTTAGATAATTCGATAAGGTTGAGCCCTCTGTCTTTCGCTAGTGCTTTTACGTTCTTTCCAATTCCCATAGGTCTGTGTCCTCCTTAGTCTTCTATTATTTCCATTAGTACGTCCTTAGCGTCTTCGTCGCAATTGTGTTTGTATAGCCAGTTTGCTACTTCCTTTACTGTCATCATATGTTCATTGTAATACAATTGGTCCATCATGTCTTCTCTTAGTCTCATCACTGCTTCTTCTCTAGTCATGTTATGCTTCCTCCTCTATTGCTTGAATCTGGCGTTGTGATTCTTGAATCAATGTTTCATAGACGTCCGCTTCGTAAGCTAGTTTTCTGATTTTTCCGAAGTCAATGTCTCTTTCTTCTCTTTCGATTGCGTTTAGTTCGTATTGAATTTCCTTTGCGATTCTTGTTTGCTTTTCAATCCAGTTTTGAATTTGTGTTTCTAGTGCTTCAAGGTTTTCTGTGTTTGTCATGATGTTTCCTCCTTTTTATTCGTTTCCTAAATTCATGATTCCTTCTAGTTCATATTTATATGTATTGTAGATTGTTAGGTCTCTTTCAAGTTGTTCGATTCTAGCGCAAATTTGTTTTACATAGTTCGTGTTTCCTTTTTGTGCTTCCCGAACTAAGTCTTCTTTTTCTTGTTCTAGTGAGCGATTAATGCTTTCAATTTGCCATGTTGTTCTTCTTATTACTAATTCTAATGGTTTTTCGATATTTGTTTTCATTGTGTTCTATCTCTCTTTCTTTTTACACTCACATTGTAATGTATTACAGTACATAAAGCAAGCAAAAAAGCGAAAAATAAAGCAGAAAATAAAAAAGAAGGGAACGCTATTTTTCAAGCATTCCCTTGATCCGTTCCGATAGGTCTTTGACCTGTTCTTTTAGTGTAGCCACTTCCTTCTCCAGTTCATTGTGGCTTTCGAGTTTTTTCGCTAGGCTGTCGACCTTTTTGTCCATCTGTTCTACCTTGTAATCCAGCAATGCTGAATGTTTGGAGTTGCTGGTCCATGTTGCTAGGACTGAAGGTACTCCGACGCAAAGTCCGGATATGATCGCAACCAGAATTGTATCAGTCATTATTCGTCCTCGTTTACTTCTGGCAAGCCCGCAAGGCTTGTTAGAATTGAGCATACGCCTGCCACGACCGTTGTGCTTGCTGCGTACATCCAGTTTACGTCCGGAACGGCTGCGCCTACGGTGATAGAGGCTAGCGCTGTTTGAGCCATTGTCTTGATTGCTCGAACTCCTGCTGCTTCCCACCATGCTTTGTTTGTAAGTCTACTCATCCTCGTTACCTCCTACTAAAAAGGGCACGCCGTCTGGCATGCCTTCAATCACCTATACTATTCTAGAAACCGTTTCTGATGCGTTGATCAGAGTTCCGGCTGCTGATGTAACCCACGTTAGAGCGACCTTGTTTCCTGGTGCAGCTGGTGCTGCCTGAATGACAGCAGATACTGGAAGAGTGATCACGTTGTCTACTGCGGTTGTTGTTACTTGTGCTAGGGCTCCTGGGACTGCTGTTCCATTGGCATAAAGTTGCACTTGATTTGTTCCCGCTGCGGTTGCTGAAATCACGAAGTTTCCATCCACTTTATATGTTCCAGGTTTTACGATCTCCAGAGCGTTTCCGTTTAGATTGACTCTGTTGTTTGTCCGAGCCTGAACCGTTCCAGGTGGGATCGTTGCGCCGGCTGCTAGTATTGCGCTTGTCGTGTTGACGACTTGGATCATGTCTCTACCTCTACGCTACTGTAGCGCCTGTAGGGTAGTAAGTTCCATATTGTGGGTAGTAAGGCGGATTTGTGTAATATCGTCCTAATTGGCTCAAAATGTTTTGAGTTTGTACGCTGTTTGAAATTGCCTGCAAGCTTTGATCATATTGAGTTTTCAAGGCATCATATTTGTCTTGCATCATTTGAGTCTTTAAGTTGCAGCAGCATTGTTCCATCTGATGAGATAGGTTGTTAATGCTTTCCTGTACTCCTCCAAAACCTTGGCATAAAGAACTATTTACACCGTTGAAGCCATTCATCATGGCCATCTGTGTTTGGTTTGCGTTTTGCATCTGGTTCACGTTCATCTGGTTGATTAGCTGCGCGTTTTCGTATGCGTTTGAGCAAATTCCGTTTGTGATTCCGTCTAGCTTACTAATAATAGCTTGTGTATCAAATCCGCGCTGAACCTCTGCTTGTGTGCCTTGCTGGTTGTTTCCCCAGGCTCCGCCACCAAATCCAAAAATCAAAAAGAATAAAATTAGAATGATAATTCCGTTTCCTTCTAGAAAGCCATCTTTGTTTCCAGTTACAGAAGCGATATCAGATAATGATAAGTTGTCCATGTGTGTTCTCCTTTCTTATCTATCTTGATTTTGCAAAATCCTATTTTAGAAAGCCCTTGAACTGTTCTGCCATTTGTTTGGCTTGATCCAGTTGAGCCTGCGTAAATTTTCCGGAGGCCATCAGCTCATTTAGAAGTTGCTGCGGATCCTGCGTCCCTAGCATTTTTTTAAATTGCTGAAATTGTTGCAGCATGTTTCCGTTTCCTCCCGGTCTATTTTGAAGTAGTGGATTCATGACGGTTGCCTCCTCTCGCATTCTGTTCTACCTTTGAAAGCCATTCCTTGAATTCAGCCTTCGTTAGGTACTTGTCTTCCGGTTGATCTTCTTTCACTTCCTGGAAGCTATAAGCCTTGATCGTACAGAAGCCACTCGCATCTGCTTGTTTCTGATAAAAAACGGGCTTGTTACTATCCATTAAAATCACGGACTGGTTCGGTCCTAAAGTGAAAGCTTTGGCGCTTTCGATTCCGTTTACAAATTGAATCTGGTTCATTTGTTGAGTCGGTGCCTGCATCTGTGGCATCCCGAACTGCCCAGGCTGCGGCATGAAATTATTGAAGTATGGTGTGTTCATTGTGTTCTACCTCTTTTCGCCTATATTTTCTAACATTTCTGTGCCTGGAATTGTTCCTCTTTTGTCCTTCTTTAGCTTGTAAAATCCGAAGGCCATATCAACCAAAAGGGCCCAGTAGTAGTCATTTAAATCTTTGACGGTTTCTTCGAATTCGTCTTTTGACATGCCTGCGTCCTGGTAGTGCCATTGCGAGTCTTGCGTTTTGCTTCTTAGCTGATAAACGACTTTTTTCTGTCTGTCGCTCAGTCCTTGTTCCTCAATTAGAAAATGGGCAAAGTCTGGGCGTAGAGGTGTCTGGTATCTTCTATTTATCCTTCTATTCATTGTGTTCTATTGCTGATCCTTTCTATTTAAATGTTCCGTATGGCTTTACATTTACTCCTGCCGAATTTAGTTCTCCAGCGGCCATCCAGCGTCGTGTTCCGTCGCCACCAATCCAGCTGATCCATACATATCCTTCTCTACGAACATACCCGTCGTAATTTACATGCATTCCGTTAGTATAAGTTAGTCCTGTATCCTGTCCTTTTAAGCTTGGAGCTCTACGAATCTTGATTGTGCAAGCGGGATAGAATGTTGCTTTCTCATATTTAAAGTCTGAAGGAATGCCATTTAGCACGGATGCTGATCCAGTAGTGGTTCCGCCTCCTTGATTGAATGGTACGTGGCTCGCATCTGTCCAGTTTGCGAATGATCCCTTATTTAAAATCACAGTTCCATCTGTTACAAATGCTAAATCTGCGGACACGTTATTAGGCAAGTGATAAGTGCCCTGTGCGTTTCTATCGTACATATGTGTATATTTGCCTTTTGCAACTTCCATGTGGCTGTGGTTTCCTGTAGCGTATCCGGTTGTTCCTTCATCTCCGAACGTGTCGCCTTGCTTGAAATACTTCACTCTTTTAATGTCTTCGATATAGTTATCGTGAATAAACATAAATGTAGCAAAATCAATCGTTCCGTCTCTGAATAGCACTTTCTTGTCTGATTCTAAGAAAACAGCGTTTCCGTTTCGTGCTGAATCATAGGCTACTAGATGACAGTCGCATGGTGCGATAGTTTCGTCAACACCTGTATCCTTTCCCGCATTGTCTAAGGCATTAGTTCCTAGGTGTGTTCCTACGTTGTTTCCTTGGGTTACATTCATGTATTCCATTGGAAAACCTAAAAGCTGATATCCGCCTTTTGTAATTTTTTGTCCTTTTCTCATTTTATGGAACTCCTTCTATTTATTAAAAAGAGCCTATTTCTAGACTCTAAATATCTTTAACTGCTACTTTCACCTCTAGGACCTCGAGCACCTATAAATTCTCCGTTATCCAATTTAGATTGAACCAAAGCAATCAATTCATCCATTGACTGAATTTTTCCGTCAATCTTAACATAATAGTTCTTGATATTTGGATCATCAGGGTAGTTTTCGTCTTCGCCGATTCCACTGTAGTTGCTCGGTGTAATCATCATCTTAAAGTTCGGAGTTAGTGCTATAGGAGCACTTCCTGGATCTCTAGCGATAATCTGTGCTTTAACTTCACCGTTATATGTTGTCAACGGTCTTGATACTACATACAAGTCACCAACTAGTGGCACTTCTTTTTCATAGTTATCTTTTTTCACATATATGTATTTATTGGGTAAATCTGGCAGTCCTTTGAAATGGATTACAAGCACTTCATTGCTATACTGTTGCCCAATATTAAAACATACGGGCCTTGATACATTTATTTCTTTAATCTGCATAATGCTCCTCCTTTAAGCAATTCTAACCCACATCACTATCCAACCTCTTCCATTAGGTGCTACATCTGGATACTGTGCTGTTGTTGGCGGTGTATCTGGTGCAGTTTTATAATCCCAAGCGCTCCACAGCCATCTTTGTCCCTTACTTTGATTGTTCTTGTAAATTTGTACATTTCTGTTATTTTCAAATGTAGAGCTTGATACATCTAAGGCAAAGCTTGATTCGTAAACCGGATGTATACAAATATCTACGTGTTGCCATTTCCCACCTAATAGCTTTTCTATAGGGCAAACCAATTCCCCCTTATCAATCAGATCATTCAAAGATCTATTCAAGGTGCTATACAGATATATCGAACCTACAGGATAACAGGCATTTAGTTTTCTATCCATATACAATTTTAAAAGCTTTCCACATCTTGCTGAGAGAGGTCTGCTAGAATCGTTACTGTCTAGATTATCAACTATAAGTCTTTTCATGTTCTGCAGTAATAAATTCATCTTATGCGCCTCCTAAATTCTTGATACGTTTCACTTTTCCGTCTTTTTTATAAAAGCCTTTTTTAACTTTGATACATTTTCCATCTTTCTTCAGATAAACTCGAGCACGCCTAATCTGCCCCTCTATTTTGATTCCAATTCGTAATTGGTCGACTGCCGTTGTAAATTCTGCATATTTACCGCCAGTAAGAGCCAATGCACCATTTCGGTCTATTACCTTAAGTGTAATCTTGTAATGCGTTTCCGGAGTCAAATCCGTAAGTGTTACTGTTCCGTCAGTGTTGTCAGGATCTATGTTCCAGGTATTACCGCTGATTGAATCCCACAGGTATGCTCTCCAAAAGTTGTGCTTGTTACTTAATTTGTAATCGAAAGTAACTGATTTGGCTTTAATATCTCTCGGATTTTCGCAGTGATATATGCTCGGTTTAGGCATGGAGATTGAAGCTCCAATACTACCGCTAGCGTAGTAGATATTACCACAATTTAAAGCTACTCCTGGCGTGTGGTATACCGACTGACCTTTTCCGTAAGGCAGGTCCAAAGTTCCGCTAGCGAATACAGGCGAATTACCTGAACTGCCTGTATAGTAATGAATATTAAAGGTGTGTACTTTCGTATGAAATGTGAATGTAGCACCGTCATAGTCGATACCGCCATAGGCGCTGAATGAAAGATACGCAGAATAATGCCATCGCATTACACAGTTGGGGTAGTCTCCTACTATTTCTGTTGAGTAATTTACTACTAGATTTACATATTGATTGTTCGTTTTAAAAGATTTACTCGCCATCTAACCACCTAGCTTTCAATTTGTAATACAAGCCACCCATCCTTCGCCTCTGTAGGTGGATTCACTTCAGGATCATCCGTTACGACTACATAGCCTACAGAATTCTTGTGCTCTTCTAGGCTCTGCGAAACTTCAGTAATATTTGTTGTGTTCTGTCCAATCGCATTTGTGTTGGCATTGATTTTATTTAGAAGATTTCCTGCTGTATCTCCTGTAAGAGTTCCTTGTATTGATTTCATTAGCTCACTAAACTGCCTTTGAAATTGGTCTGTTGGAAGCTTGATTAATCCATCCACGGCTAATCCACAGTAGTCCTCATTTAGACGTTGGTCTGAGATGTCCGCATCCGTAATAGATGCGGCATTACTTTTTACTAGGATAGTAGCTAGAATGATTTCATATTGTTTCACATTTCGTACCGGTGTTGGCATTGTGGCTGATCCCTTCATATATTTCAAAATGCAAGTATTTAGCGACTTATCATATCTAACTGAGATATAGTCGTATCTATCAAATGCGCTTGCCGTGTCAATCGTAAATTTCACCTCTTCGTCATTGGCATATGTAATTCCTCCAATTCCGTTAGTTGAGGCTAATAGAAAAGCAACCCCTTCGCTTACATTCACAATCATTCCTCCTGCTGATGTAACTTCTAAGTCGTTGCCTGTAGCATTAATAATTCCTGCTGTTCTTGCCGAGTGAAACAATCTTACTTGCTCAGCTAAATATTCCGTATCGTTCAACGGATATGCGTATTGCGTCATTCCTCTACCTCCTTGCTATATGTTTCTGTTTCAAGTGTGGTTTGTACATCTTGATTCGCTTCTTCCACAAAGTTAATTCCCGTGATTCTCACTTTTTCTTGTATGCCGTATTCTACTTGCTGAACTGGTACAATGTCTCCTAAATCGTAATCAAATCCGAGCACAGCTATCTGATTATCCGGTATTAATTCAAACCCGAATTTATAGGCACTCTTGTTAGCTTCGTCTAGTTTTGAATTGCCACGCTCCTGAAGCATTGCATTGTATTCTTCGTCCGTATAGATGTGTTTGTTTCCACTGGAATCCTCGTACTCGGATTGAATATCTCTCGCATCTACATAAAGCTCTCGAATTTCTTCTCCTTCTTTATGTCTGTCAACGACAACGCATCTTCTTTGCTCTCCTGAGTCCTCTCCTAGAACATAGGCATAATTCTTGTACTGCGAATAGTCTCTTTCATAGCTGATGTTCGTAAGGTTTCCTAGAGCATCACTGAACTTTGCTCTCGGTCGATATCTACCTTCATAAATTTCAAGTGTGTTTAGCTCCTCAAGTGGATTCATAAGAACTCTGAAACCTAATTCTCCTTGTTTACAATACTCTAGAAAAGAGGCTTCTAGAGTTTCATACGTGGTATCTGAACCGCTCTTGATATTTACATCTATTCCTTTTAGCTCCGGCACGTTTATGTCGAGCCCTCTTTGGTTATCATGAACCAACTGAAATAAATCGCCCTCAATATTCTTGATCGTATGTGTTGTAGTGTTGATACGCTTACTTAGATTATTCATAAATCCGTGTATTTCGATTTCGCCTGAATTGTATAAAACGTCCTCGATAAATAGAATTTCTCTGCGTTCCTTGCAGACTATTCTACATTCGCTATTCAAGTACTTAAGATTATCTGGTGTTTTGCGTGCGTGTATCTCTGCAGTACCTGTATCGTTATACCTTGGCTTCCATTGTATAGATGTACAATTCTGCAGTTCTCCTTGTCGCTTTCCTTCTTTGTCATAAATCAAGTAATTCATACTAAATACCTGCCATAACCTCGTCAAAAGTTAGTACGACTTCTAGACTTTTTTCGTTTAATTCTGAGCTATAGCGAATAACATTATCGCCTTGTTTCAACTTAAAAAAAGTACTTTCATAGCTCATATCAGGGAAGGCATTCACTACTGTGTCTTCCTTGATTAAATGACAGTACTTTTCGTTATCATAGGTATTGACTTCTAGTGTTTCGCCACTTTGCAGAGTCAAATTAGGAAACTCGATAACTTCCTGAGTATCAACTTTTACGATTTTAGGAGCTTTCACTTCTGCAGTTGCAGTCATACGTACTAGGAATCCTGTTTCCAACGATCCCTTGTTTTTGATTGTCTGCAAAGGCTGATAAATTCTTTCTGAAATCTTCCATTTCTCTGTAGATGAGTAAGCTTGTTTAAATCTGAATCTTGACTGCAGATAATTAAAATAAGTTACATTCAATACGTGGCTTCTTGGATATGGAAATGGTGCCCTTACAACAAACTGAAAGTTCTGCCATACCGGGTTGATACTAATAACCGGAGTTTGCTTTGGGGTTACTACCCAGTACACATCTATTTTGGCTAAATCATCTATATAGCGCATAGTAGCAGTTACTCCCGGAAGAATAACTGCTAGTAATGTTTTACGAATACTTGGCTTATAACGGTAACGCCCTTCTATCGTAAGGTCCTTAGCTTGCACAGATTTACCTGTGATAGAAGAACCCACTTGATTATTAACAGTAGACTCTGACAAATTTATTTCGTTTGAGGTAAGTCCGTCTATACTTGTAATACGAATACCTGAGCTCGCAGAGAACTCTACGGAATCTCCATAAGCGTTGGTATATATAACTTTTATTGCCATGCTAACCTCCTTAGACTGTTTCTAGTCTGTTGACCAATTTCGCTAGGGCTCAAAGCCTTAGCTGAATTGATAGTCTGTTCAACATTGTATACAACTGAGCTTCCTAAGCCTCCTTTAAAGCCTCCAGAATCGCTTTCTAGGGCCAATCTTGAAGTTAGGCTGTCCATATTAGCGGCATTTATTAGTTCCGTCGACATACGTCCCATAAAGGCCTTAGCCTTTGGCATAGCTTTTTCTACACCTAAAGTAATTCCGGCAGGGATCCATTTACCGATACGATCGGCAAATAGTCTTGAAGGTGATCCAATTCCTAGTGCTGACTTTACGCCATCTATAAGGCCTCTAGCCATATTTCCAAGCCAACCAGTCAAGGCTTCCCATGCTCCACTTATTCCGCTCCTGATTCCGTTTACGATATCGGCACCAATCGAAACCATTTGTCCTGGTATTTGTCTTACTGTGTTTACAATCCCATTAAAGAATTGCCTTCCCGCTTGAATCGCTTGATTTGCAAAACTTCCGACAAAGCTTGCAGCATTTGAAATCGTATTTGATAGAAAGGACCACACTGTTCCTGGTAGCTGCTGGATAAAGGTCACCACATTAGTGATGAATTCTTGTCCTGCCTGAACGGCTTTCTGGATCATTTGACTTACCCACTCGGCTGTCTTGTTGATTGTCTCAAGAAGCCATGTCCAAACCATGCCAGGTAGCTGGGTGAACCACTCGACGACTCCAGATATAAACTGCGGGATGTCCTGCGTTACGAATTGCACTAGGCTTGCGCCCCATTCGATTAACTTTCCTAATATAAATCCTACAGCGTATCCGATCCAGTATGGTATCGTTGATCCGAAGAACGTTTGAATGTTCGTCACTAGTGTGTTTATGCCTTCAGGAATCGTTACCGTAAAAAACTGAACTACTTGATCGGCTAAGTTCTGTGCTGCGTCTACAAAACTTTGAAAAGCTTCTGGAATTGTTACTGTAAAGAAATTAACGATCCCATCTATTACTTGTCCAGTAGTTTCCTTTATACCATCCCATAAATTGATCCAGAACTCTCTGAATCCGTCGCTTGTATTCCAAAGATATACGAACGCCGCTACTAGTGCTCCGATAGCTACGACCACCAGTGTGATAGGTCCACCGATTACTCCAAGAGCTGCGCTTAATCCAGAAAGTCCTCCGCCTGCTAGTGTAAAGGCTTCGGCCATACTTGCAATCACGCCTGTTCCTGATGATGCGGCGTAGGCTAGGCCATCAATCAATCCGGAGCCCTTCGATACTAGACTACCGAATGTCTTGATCTTCTTTCCAGCATCCCCGATTGTTTTTGCAATGTCGCTAACAGCCTTGATTCCTTTCCAAGCTGCAAAAGCTCCGGCTACAGCGGCAATCAAAGGCATAAGTCCTTGAATTGTATCTGCTACTGTTTGTACCTTGTCTATAATATCCGGAAGCTTCTCGATAAACGCTGCGACGAACTCTCCTACTTTTTCTACAAGAATCGGCAGAATTTCTTTGATTCCTTCTAGTCCACTTTTTACAAAGTCTAGGGAATCGTTAGAGTCTAGTTTCTGTGCGATTGTATCTCGTACACTGTTCCAGGCTTCTTGAATTTTATCTGTCGCCGCTTTAATTGCTTCCGCTGTTGGCGCGAAAAAATCTTTCAGTGCGTTCAATGCTTTCGGTATTTCTTCTGCAATCCAGTTTAATCCGTCTCTGATTACTGACCCGAAGTTTGCAATCATTTCTTGAATTGTGGGTAAGCTGTTATCAGCTAAAAAATCATTGAAGGCCGTGATAATATTTGCAATGCCGATTGCGATACGTGCCGACATATTCGTGAAGCTTGTCGCAAAGCTTCCGGCCATCTCTTTGGCTTTTCCTGCTACTGCCGGGAAGGATTCTGTTCCGTTTTCTAGCGCATCCATCAGTACGTCGTTGAATTCCTGCGCACTAATCTGGCCTTTGGAGAATGCGTCTGATACTTCCGCCATACTCTTTCCCGTTTTTTCTGCGAAAATCTTTAAAACAGGAATTCCGGCGTCAGTCAAACGTTGCCACTGATCTGCAGAAATCTTTCCAGAGGCATTCATCTTTGCGATTGCGTCTACTGTATTGGCCAAGGTTTCATTGGTCCCGTCTCCATAGAAAGAAACGGCGTCCATCATATCCTTTACCATTCGAGTAGACTTATCTAAGCCCAGTCCTGATGTAGCCAGTTTTTGTGTTGAAGTGGCGGCTGTGTCTAGTCCATACGCGGTATCCGTTACAGCGTCACTTAAATTGTTTACAACCTTCGCAGCTTTTTCACTGCTTCCTGCTAAAACTCCTATAACTTGTTTAGCTTTTTGCATGGCATCTAATCGGGCGGTTGCTTTCCCGATTGATCCAGATATTAAGTCCCAACCTTTGCTGGCTGCTTTGAATACAGTTGCGCCCACGAAGGTTGACTTCACTTTGTCCGCGAAGCTTTCCGCACTTTTATGCGCTCCGCTAAGGCCGCTTTTGTATTCACTGTCGTCAAGTCCTAGTTTGACTTTAATTGTTCCATCAGCTCCTGATGCCATTTTTCAACCTCCTAGGTTTCTAATCTTGCCAGAAGTTCTGCTTCTATTTCTTGCGGTGTTCTCTCCTTTTCCGGTCCTTCTTCCTCTGGTAGACGGTAATACCTCTCTAGACGTTGTGCATGAATTTTCTCTTCCCCTTTTAGGTTTGAAGTGTCTCTGGTTCTGTAACCAATAACTCGTATGATCATGGTATCGTCGTTTAGTGCATTAAAAAGTGCTTTAAATTCGAACCAGTGAAGTTTGGCATCTAAAAGGTTTATATTGTATTGCTGTCTAAAGGCTGCATATATAAGATCCATATCGTATTCGAATCGATAGCCTTGTCGACCATTTGTCTTGGCATAAGATTCTCTAGGCTTTTTGTCGCAAAAATAAAAGCCCATTATTGCTTTCCATAGGTCTTTCTGATCACCTTGAAAAGTGAACGGATTGATACCTATTCGATCGCATATAATGGGCAGCTTCAGTTCTTCTGGTATTGCGTTATCCTGTATAACGCTGTCAACTCGGACCCAGGTTCTAAAGTCTGCATAGATAGCTAGACTCGTTCCGTTAACGTCTATGCTTTCCGGAAGGTCTTCTCTCTCTAGCCACAGCATTTCTTCCTCCATATCGTTTGTCTGCGTATTCTAATGTCCTATTAAATTTGTCCATAGACTCGCAAAGCTTGTCGATTCTGTCCAGATTCTTCTTCTCTTCTTCCGCGACTTTTGCCTGCTGATCCTTTAAAAATTCATCCTGGAAGATGTTGTGCAAAGTGAAGCAAAGCTCAAATTGTGCAGAGCTTTCTTCGTACCCTCTGAATAGCGTTTCAAAGGCTCCGTCTCCTAGAATTTTATTAATCAAAGTAGGACAGCCCTCTAAAGATTCTTTTCCGAATTTGCTTAGAGAATTCTGTTCTGTCGCCCAATTTTCTAGGGCTTCAATCTTAGAAGTGTCCTTTACATCGACTAAGAATCTGTGTCCGTCAATGTCGATTTCTTTTAATAGCTGCTTTTGTAACTTTAGCTCCATGATGTCCTCCTTATACTTTTATGTGCTTTACTCTGTGGCGCTGTCTGCGGTAAATGTTTTCGTTTTAATATTAAATGTTCCCGGTACCTGATCGCCTTGTTGTGCGAATGTTCCAGAGCACATTAGTTTGCCTCCGGCCTCTCCGCTTCCTGGGTTATCTGGTTGCACTTCGTAGATTCTTTGATATGCTACAAAGTCCCCGGATTTAGGTGTTTTCTCGTTCCATGTTTCCACTTCGATCTCTTCAAAAGTAGAACCGACTCTTTGTTCTTTACCTTGCAAGTATACCCAGTAGTTAAAAGCATCCCCTGGGTACGCTCGGCCCTCGTAAGATACCGTAGGCGCATAGCCTGTCACCTGGCTTTGGCTTCCTGCTTCTCCAATATATTGCACGCCATCATCTGTTGTAGCGTTCATAGCTTGCTCCCAGTTCGTCAACCCTTTACTGGCTAGAACGTAGCTCTCCGAGCCTGTGAATTTGACGTAATGTAAGTTATCTTCGACCTTGAGTTCTCTGTTAGGTAGTTCTGCTGCCATTATTCAAACCTTCCTTTCTTTTCGTAGGTTAATGTCATAGAGCAATAGAAAGTTGAAAGCGCGGCCTCTTCTCCCGTGTAGTCTGAAGGTAGCGTTGTGAGCGTGACCTCTTGTGGTGTTGCTTCGTCTAGCACGAGATTTGGGAAACCTTGCGCCTCTTCCTCCGAGAGTGCCTGTGCTAGTGCATACAGTATTCTGGATAAGTCCAGGCGTGCTTTCGTGTCCTTTCTGCTTGCTTGAATATAAATTTCAAAAGGGTATGTAGCTCTATAGCCACCACCCAGATAGTGTTCTATTTCTTCCGTATATCCGCTACTTTTGAAAAGTAAGGCAGTGTGCTTGGAGTCGTTGAAATACTCCAGGCACCACGGTATGTTGTTGATATTGATTGAAGAAAAGAAATTGTATAATCCGTCTTCAATCTGTTTTACGTCTTCCAGCTTTATGATCTTCTTTTCACTCATTTGAATTCCTCCTTGAAAAACCTTTTCGCGCCTTCCATCCAGGCTGTCTTTCGTGCTTTCAAAGTCTTAGGCCACCACTCCGAGCCTCCTTGTCTATAGCTCAAATTTCGAGTTGTATAGACTTTTGTTTCTCCGTGTTTAGCCCAGGGGCTGTGGCTATGGGTTCCGATCATCACTCTTCCTGTATGTTGGAAGTGTGCGTATGGCGTATCCCATATGATCCAATCATTATCCTGTGCCGCCCATCTTAAAGCTGATGTTCTCAGCGTTCCTTTTCCGATAGGCACGTTTTTGTTCGTGTCTTGAACGATAAGCTGCTTCAGCTTCAATCTAGATCGGCGGAGCGCTTTCGTTCCTCTAGCCTGTAGCTGTGCCACCGGGATATCGACTATAACTTTTAGATGATACTCACTCACATGTTACCTCTATGAATTCTGGTGTGTTTCTCAGGGGATTTAGGATATTCACATTTGTGATCTCGTAAATGTCGCCGTGTGCTTCGATACGGTCCCCGGTTCTTAGCGTGAACTGCTTGTCTGGCGTCTTAAATTCTGAAGGGGAAACTAGAACTTTATCCGCCTTATAATCGTTCACGTCTATCGTTATGAGAATCGTATCGGAACTACTGGCGCCCGTCTGTCCATAAGTCCGGGCTTTTGTTTTGGAAACCTTTACGTGTTGAACCGTTACTGTTGACGTAGTTTCTTCCAGGTTTTCTTCGCCTAGAATGTTCATGACTTTTATTGTATGCGGCCTAAGCCATCTCGGGCTTTTTACCATACCGCCTGGCAGGCTAGTCCTGCTTTGAGTAATTGGTAGTCGAGCTCTGATACTGCTAGGCTAGATAAGGGTATGTCATGGAACCTTATCGTTTTTGCATTATCTACGGAATACGAAAAGCCGCTAGTGGTTGCACCTGTGAAGTTCATATCACTAGAACCTACGAAGCAATCCATGCCGCCATGTGCTTCTATGAAGTCAATCTGGTATAGGATTACTTTTTTTAAGTCCATGTCGTAGTCTTTCAAAGCCTGAACCTTCCAATATGGAATCTTCTCTCGAATGTAGGCTTCTAGAAGGCTTTCGGTTCTTGGTTCTATTTGTGAGTACTCTTCTTCATCGTGTAGCGTTCCACCTAATGCTGTGTATTCCTCAAAGCTTAGGATCATGCTTTACCTCCTAACTACCTTCTCGCGCTGCTGCGACAGGAGCTACTTGTACATTACGGAATACACCAGCTTTTGTAGTGTCCTTAGAAACGATAGAAGCAATCATTTCTACTTCACCTTTTTTAACAGCCCCTGGTTCGCTTAGGTTTGGCATGTATTGGTGAATAATTTTTTGTCCTTGTGGACTTACCGCATGCACGGCATCCAATCCGAATTTTACAGCGTAAATGCTTGTTGTTCCTGTTGAGTCATCGATAGGTACGCACATCACGGTTTTAGTTCCATTGTAGTATTCTCCCATGTCAACGATTGCGATTCCGTCGTAGTTGTCTACGCCTTGGCCGAAACTATCCTCTGAATGTGTGTAGTATCCTTGCATTTTAGCGACTGTTTTTAAAACAGTAGCTGTCTTACGGTTTACTAATAAAGCGTCTGGTCTTACAGAGAAAGTTGATAGCCAAGAATCCAATGCAAAAGTGAAGGCATCTGCGTTTTCCTTGATCTTTGCTGCTGTCGACAAATCAAAGGCTGCGTCTGCGTTTTTCTCTTCCGTATTTGTTCCCTTTACTAATACATCCAAACCGTCAAAGCTTGTGTTATCTGTTGCAGCAGTTCCTTTGGCTGTTGACTTTCCGTTAATGAAGTCATAGTGGAATTTGTTCTTTACTGCAATGATTTTCTGAGCTAACTGGAATGCGATTTCTGAGCTTGCTGCTGTGTCTTCTAATACACGGTCTACTTCGTAGGCTCCACCGAAGATTTTTAAGTTTGTAGTTTTCTGAGTCTTTACGGCTTCTCCTGCTGTGTATTCGCTATTTAATTTACGACCTTCAGCCACTGATGGTGTTTTTAATTGCAAATAGCCATAAGTTAATGTCGAGCCGCCTGTTCCTGGTGATACTGCATTATCGAAAGTTAAACGATCCAAAATAAAAGAGTCCCTACGGAACTCATCAATGACCTGCTGGTCTACGTGATCGGCTAAACCGACTTTTGATTGCTCTAATGTAATTGGCATCTTTTAGTTCCTCCTATTTTTTATAGTATTCTGAAATTGCGCCGGCTAGAGTTGTTGGTGCCTCTGGTTTCGGACTTCCTCCGTGATCCCCATCAAGTTTTACATCGTCACCTTTTGGCTTGTTTGGCTCTGCCGCCTTAAATAAGAAGCTGTCTTCTTTTTTGATAGCTTCTAATTGTTCGTCAAGTCCTGTTAATTTTCCATCCTTATCAAACTTGATCTTGTCTTTATCCAGTAACCCCATCAAGGCCTTTTCGGATAAGGTTCCAGATTTCGCGATAGCTAAACGAATTGCGCTGTCACGTTTTGTTTCTTCCAAGTCATGATCGTACTTTGTTTTCCAGTCGTTGACGTCTTTTTGTAGTTGTTTTACGTCTACTCCGTCAAAATTCTTGACGCTTTGTGTAAGCTCTTGAATGCGCGTTTCTTTGGCTTGCATGTCGCTCTCGTATTTTGCTTTCGAGACGTAGTCTCCTGAGGCAAGGTTCGCTAATTTTACGGTTTTATTTCCTTCTAGCTTAGCTGCAACTTGTGCATACAATTCTTCCCCTAAGATTTCTTTTAAAAACTCCATTTTTGTCCTCCTGCGTTTTTTATATCTGGTTCACTCCAGTATCGAGTCCGGCCTTTTATATCCCGTGCCGAGGGGTATTCAAGCCTTTTATATGCCGTGCTTAGGGCATAATAAAAACCGCGCCATCCATAGCACGGTTCTTGTCCTTATTTAGTTGTGTTCTATAGTACTTCCGCAATTCCTTTTGCAAGTCTTGCGGCTTTCTGCATCAAGCTGTTTTCTTCTAGGTATTCTAGTCCCTTCAGGGTTATTCGGATACCCTCTAGCCCCTCAATGCTTGGTGTTGGGTCTCCTATGTATTGGATCACCTGGAAGCCCTCAACGTATCCATTTTTCAGTAGCATGCCTAGAAGTGCTTTTCTCTTTGGTTCTGTGATGCCTAGGTTATCCACTGAAAGTCTTCGGATGTCTACGACCTCATAGTCCATTGATTTCTGCAGAATTGATAGAATTTTGTATATCGTTCTGAAGTCTTCCGACATGTTTTGCCTCCGTTATTTAATGGCACCCGTATCAAATAGAAAATTCAATTCGTCGATTGATAAAACATGAAAAGGGTTGACTCTGGTGTCGTCTACAGTCCAGTCGTCTTCTATCTCTACTGGTGCTTTTTCTCTAGGGTCAAACCCGAGCTTTTTAATAATGCTTTCAAGTGTGATCATTTGCTATTACCTCCAATTTAATTCCTGCGTTCTCTAGCCTTTTGAGAATCCTTTCTAGATTCTTTTTATCTAGAATGACCTCTCCGTTTTCATTATAGATACTTTTTTCTAAAGTATCAAGGTTGGAGTCTATCTGGTGATAGTCTAACTTTTTATCTGGGTCAACTGTGTATTTGTATATAATCCCGCTGTGTCCTACAACAATTCCGTATTTGTATCTTTTAGCATTGTTCAGGTCACTTAAACTCGGCGCTCCGCTTTCTGGGTGGTTGTGTAGCGCTATGACCTGGCCTATATTGTTTAGCACCATTTCTTTCATCTTTGTTGTAGGGTAAGTCTTTTTCTTTAGCTGTGAACTCGTGTTTCTTAGCACTTGCCCTGTTTTAGGATTGATAAATGCCAGATCTTCTCCCAGTGTTCCTTGTCTGTGGTTCAGCACCCTCACTGCTTCTCGTGCGACCTTTGTGATCGTCCTTTTATCTTCTTTCAAAAATCCAAAGCTTTTTCTATACTCGTTTGAGTTTATATAGCTTCTGTCAATTGTTGTTTTTCTGTTTATTGACCTTCGGCTTTCCTCGTTATGCGTCTCTTTATAGTCCAGCTGTTTCCTCGGTATTCTTACAGGCTTGTAAGGTCTGCCTTTTGTGCCTCCGATTTTCTCGTCTGAGTAGTCTCTCTTTAATCGGCCCTTAGAAGCGTCCACAAGCTCCTTCAGTCTCATCTTGTTGTATTTATACCAGTAATCTTCTTTCGTCGTATCTAGCCCTGCTGCGGCCTTCACACGTCGTTCTCTGTCCCACTTTCTCATGTTTCTTTCGTAGGACCTTTGCTTTTGCTCCATCTGGTATATTCTTTCATTTTCTCTTGGATTTACAGGCTTGTTGTAATCCTCGCTTATTCCTGGAAAGTATGCAGTGAAGGAATGTCTGCAGTTCCATCCGCCAAGTCCTGCGCCTGTTCCGTATCCTGTGGCCTCATAAAAGTTCTCGTAATTTCCTTCCGGATGATTTACCCAGAACACTCTGCCTTGCCAGGCTGCGTGGCTTGGTCTGGCTCCCATGTGGGCACTCGTTTGTACTAGATTTATATCTAGCTCATCAATGACCGATTTCTCGCAAGCCAGGGCGTTCTGGTTTACTGCGGTTCGTACTGCCAATCGAACGGCCGCCTCGATTGATCGTTGAGCACCGCTTGGGTAGGACACTTTTGTTAGGCCTTCTCTGCATAGCTTGTCTATCGTGTTTGCGGTTGCTTGATCCAAAGAATAGGCTCCGCTTGAAACCTGAAGATAAGCCATGTCGTAGTATCTCATAAAAGTGTCGCTAGCCAGTTGAGCTGTGGTCCTTGTAAGGTTCTGGATATCTCCCCACAGTGCTGATGTTCCTTTTTTGATCTGATCCGAAAATTCTAAGCCACTTGTGTCGTATCCTCCAGCCTCTAGTCTGTCGAAGGTATCACGGATACTTTTATAAGCGCTCTGTTGCATGATCCAGTCGACTTCTTCTTCGGAAGTGTGAAGTATCTCGGCCAGTCTTTTGTTAATCCAGTCTTGCTGCAAACCAAGTTGTTTTAGCTTGTTGTTTAAATACTCCGTTGTACTTGTCATAGCGTCCTGATTCATCTTGATCCGCTCCGCTATGTCCACCAGTATTTCTGTGGCCAGTTCCTGATACAGCTTTTCTAAATCGTCACCTACGTTCTGCAGGTAGTTCGGTTCTAGCATTAGGCCTCACCCTCTGGCTCCTCTACTTGTGTTTTGTCCTGTTGGAAGAACATACTTTGAATTCTGTCTGCTGGGTTTTCTGTTTCTCCGGTCATCTCTCTGGCTGTTTCTTCGTCCTCTCCGTAGTATCGAACACGGTATTCCCATTTCTGTAGGATGCCCGCCGATATTTCCTGAAGCATTCGAAGTCGTTCCGCTTCCTCGTCTGAAAACATGGTGTCGTCAAATTGAATTGTGATTCGAACGTCTGGATCAAGCCCGGATATGTGGCACTTCTCTTTGCCTAGAATGATAATCGATCTCGTCAACTCTGTAAGGGCGTCCTGGATTGCAATACGTTGCTTCCAGACGCTTTCTGTTAGCTCTTTATTGCTTGCACGAACCTGAGTTGCTGTGGTCATGTTCTGGATACTGAACTGGTATCTATTTTGCCCAAGTCCACATTTACTTGATAAAAGATTTAGATTGAATTGAACGTTCTCTTTGTTCTCGTCAACTCGAAGGCTTGGATTATATTCCTCAAAAAGTCGTGGCTTGTCTGGGCTTACTTGTGTTCCCGTACTTACGTATAGAGATTTCTCCAAAGTTGCACCGACGTCTGGCTCTTGCCTTACTGGTACTCGTTCGCCTTTATCGTTTAGCGCGTAGGCTGTTGGCTTCATGCTAAATAATGCCTGATCCATGAAAACCTTTTTCTTTCCTAGCAAAGTATCCATGAATAAGTTGTCGTATGCCAAGTCGCAGCTTTCCAGCATGTCGATTGCGTTTGCATAGATCGACATCCCCAGAGGCACGTCTGCTATGTTGTTTTCTATATTGGGCTTTAAAATTACGAAAGGTTTACAAGGTAGTTTGTAACTGATTGCTTCGCCGTGTGGTGCTGGTACTCTTTCATAGCCTACGGCATCTCCTGATACGCTGTTGATCTTGAAGTAATGATTGTAGATTTGGTAGCCTTCTTGCTCTTGCTTGAAAATCTGGATGTACATGAAACGCTCCCCGTTTTGTGTGTACTCGCTAGCCAGGGCAATTTCTGAGATGTCTTCCTCGTCATAGGTCAAAGGCACTATTTTCTGCGCGTCCTTGATAGCTTTGATTTGGACGCTTTGAGCGCTTAGCTGTCCTTTGTTTACTGTTGGATTTACAAGCTGCAGATAGAAGCACACGGTCCCTTGTGCGAATTCTCTCTCGACCGCTTTATTTCCTAGCTTCCAGAACTTGCTGTTTCCTAAAACTCCGCCGTTCTGGTCTTCTTTGTCTCCAGTCAAGAATTCTTGTGTGATATCCGTTCCATGTTCGTTGCACTCTACCAGGATTCTGGTTTTATCATTCAAAAGTAAATCGGCCCAGTCTTCGCAGACCTTCTTGGCCATGCGCATCTGCTTTCTTTTGACTTCTCTTGAGTTTCCTTCGTTATTCTTGATCTTGTATTTATGAAAATCTCGAACGTAGCCCTTCCACCAATCGTTCCAGAATTGAATCTTGTTGTAGTAGTCTTGGACTTCCTGGCTCACAGGATATCCTAAGTCCTTTAGTATTGTGAATAAAATTCTCATTTAAGTTCTCCTTCCTGTGATCAGGTCCATATATGTTGACCAACTATAAAAATGGGCGTCGAATGTATCGACGTCGGTTGTAAAGTCATCCAGAATCTTGTCTTCCTTCGATTTTGTATCGTATAGGGCTGTGCTCAAACTTTCGACCACCATAGGTACTGCCTGGAACTTCATCTTGTGTCGATTCAGCATCATGTTGTAGGTCAGAATCCTAGTCTTTCCGTCTATCTTGCGGCAATCCATCACGTTGGTTGGAAAGCCTGCCCTTTGCACGGCTACTCGTATACTGTTCAAAATGACTTGTTCTGCGTTATCTACAAAAACGCTTGATACCACGAAGCCTTGAATCCATAAAGCTCTAATCAGGTCGACTGTCTCTGTGCAAAGTCTTTCGGCATCTATAGTTCCTTTAGCGTGTACAACTTTACGTTCTGCAAAGGTTACAATCTCAGAAAGGTCTGCCGTGATTCCCGTTACGATCAAGCTACTGTGTGAACGTGTTCCACCTATGTCCAGGCCTATGTTGATCATGTTAAAAAGTGGGAGTTCTCCTTTGACTTCCCACTCGTCTGGATTATCGGCAAACTGTGGAAAGAGTAGCCCTTCCGCATTGCACCATTCTCCTAGTATGTATCTGTTGTATAGGACCGTCCCTCGATATTCGAGTTTCAAGTTCTCCACGAACTCCTCTGGAAGAAACGGGTTGTCTTCAATCGTGTATTTCTGTCGGAAGATGTCAGCGCCCGATTCTAGAAACTTTAAAAACCAATGGTTCTTGTTGTCCGGGTTGCAGGTTCCGTCAAAGCAGCTATATGGTTTGTCAAGACGCGACTTTAGCATGTCAAATACTTTCTTATTCCAGGTTACGACTTCGTCCCCGTAGCAATACGCTACTGAGGCCCCTTGAATCTTTGTAACCTGGCTCTCTTTGTCTGCGCCTATCGCGTAGCACATACGACCGAATAGTCGCACCGTGTTGTCTGGTCTTACTCTTCCAACTAGTTCTGGGCCGTATAGTTCTCGCATGGGCTCTAGAACGTTTCTTTCAAGTGTCGACTTTGTGTTTCCAATCAAAAACACGTGTCCTGGAAGGCCTTCTATAGCTCGAATCCGTTTCGGGATGATGTAATAGTCCAGCCATGTCTTTCCGCTACGTGTAGCCCCTTCTTTTATGTTCCAGCGGCTTGGTTTATGATTCCAGAACTCTTTCTGTTTCTCAGTTAGTTCCACTATCGTCTCCGGCCACGGTGTCCATAGCTTTCAATAAAAGATCCAGTTTCGTAATCTCTTTAGAAGGGTCTCCTTGTCTCTTGATCTGTTCAGCCTGTGCATTCATTAGCTTCGTTCTGGCTCTGTCTAGGCTTGTGACTGGCTGCTGTCCTGTAAGGTCTCGAATGAATTCTGCAGCCCTTACGTCTCCACGTGTGGCTTTATTGAACATGGTTGCGGCTAAAAGCATTTGGTTGCTGAGCTCCTCATCTTCTAATCCCATGTCGATCAGCTTCTCTTTGTTTCTTTCGCTTGGCTCTAATTCTAGGATTGCAGCCAGGCATTGTTTAAGCTTCTTTTTCTTCTTTTGGACTTTCTGGCTTGCGGCTCCGCCTTTGCGTCCCATCTCTGCTGCATTCTCTTTCGTGAATGGCTTCAGGTTTTGCATTGGGTCTTTGCGCTGTCTGGCCGCTTCGCTTTTCGTGCGTCCAGCTACTCCTTTAGCAGGCATCCTCGATTAACTCCGCCTGTTCTCCGGTGTAATCTTCCCAGCGCTTGATAATTACATCGGCATAGTGTGGATCATACTCCATCATGAAGCACCTCCGTCCTAGCTGTTCGCAAGCCATAAGCGTGGAGCCTGAACCTCCGAATAGGTCCAGCACGTTTTCTCCAGTTCGGCTGCTGTTCTTGATCTGTCTTGCAATCAGTGGAATTGGTTTCATGGTTGGATGCAGATCGGATTTCGTGGGCTTTTTCTCGTCCAGAATCGTTGTGTCCTTGCACCCCCCCAGGATTGATTTTAGAAGGCCTTTAAGCTCGTCCTTCTTCATGCTGTCAATGTCCAGGTTCTCTGTATCTTCGAGTACGGTTACAAGGTTTCTAGTGTTGACGAAGTAATGGGCTGCGCCATCTTTCCATCCGTAAAGGCACGGCTCGTGTTTCCACTGGTAGTCCTGGCGCCCTAGTGCGAATGTGTTCTTGTTCCAGATCAGCGTTTGTCGGATGTTTAGGCCTGCGCGTTCTGCTGCTTCCAGAAAGTTCTTGCTTTGTGTAGATGCGTACCAAATGTAGAAGGCTCCGCCAGCCTTGAGCTGTTCTGTCATGTTCTCGAAGGCAACTTTTAAAAACTCGATAAAGCCCTCGTCGTCTTCCCATGAGTCGTTATCAATGACCAGTCCGTCGGTTCTTCGGTGTAGCTGTTTGGCTTCGCTTGGTCTCATATGCTGTCCTAGAGCTACGTTATAAGGTGGATCAGTTACGACCATGTCTATGGTAGCGTCGCTGCAAAGCTTTTCTACATCCTGGCGTTTGGTACTGTCTCCGACCATCAATCTGTGCCTTCCTAGCATCCAGCATTGTCCTCTTTTGGTTGTTGGCTCTTCCGGAATCTCTGGCTCGAAGTGGTCGTCCTCTGCGATTTGTTCGCTGAAGGTTTCCGTTTCAAACCCGAAAGGTTCCATATCGAAGTCCATGTTGTCTAGCTCTTCCAGTTCAAACTGTAAAGCGTCAAGGTCCCATTGTGCTGCTTCCGCGACTTTGTTGTCTGCCAATCGGTAGGCTTTCACCTGTGCCGGTGTTAAATCGTCGGCCTGGATGCATGGGACAGTCTCAAGGCCTAGCTTTTGTGCAGCCTTCCATCTCGTGTGTCCTGCAATGATGATCAGGTCTTTATCCACCACAATCGGTTGCTTAAATCCGAACTCGTCTATAGATGCTGCGACTAAATCGACGGCATCTTCGTTGAGTCGTGGGTTGTTCTCGTAAGGCTTCAGGTCGCATGTTCTTATGTCTGTAATGTTCATGTGTGTTCACCTCTGTTGTATTAAAAAAGAAGCGTTAGCAGCTCAGGGTTCTCTCCAATGAGAGGTCTATCCTGTTTAGCTTCTAAGGCTTCTTTGTTGTCTATGATTACCCAGAGCGCTGAAATACTAAAATTAATCCCATGATTTGTCTTAGCGGTTGTTGATATTGACGTTGACTAGAAAGCACTCGTTTTTTTAGAAAGGAGGACGCTCCGGGTAAAAGAAAAGAGGGCCTTTTTCTATCGATCCTCTTTTACAAGTACTAATATACCACTTTAAAGCGGTTTACAGTGTAAACTCTTCAGTCTTTTGTCAGATTTTTTACCTCTGCCATTAAGTGTTTATACATTCCTTGTCTTGTGTATCCGTATTTCTCCGCAACGTCAACGGCCTTGATTCTGTGAATGTACAGATCCCATAGAATGTTCTGATCTTGCAAATCGAGAAGTTCTGTCCATCTTAGGTCCATCAGTCTTTTCTGGAAGTGATGCAGTTCTTGTTCTTTGGCTGATATCTCTTCAAATAAACCGAGCGGACTGTGGTACTGGTGCTGATATGTCGGCATAGGCCACTTGCTTCTTTTCTGTTCTGCGGTCAGTTCGATTCCGCCAGACTTTGCAAGGCCTGTTGTCTGGTGGTTTAGTACCTCCAATTCCTGATTCAGTTCAATCAAACGGTGACAGCAGTAGCGCACCGTTTTTAGTTCTGGAATTAATTCATCATAAGTCATGTTTTATCTCCTTAAAGCTTCGATTAAGGCTTTTTGTGTTATGTTCTTGTGTTCTAGTGCATCCAGCATGTCCTCGTCTACTGTGCCTCTAGCTACGATCTGATAAATTGTCACGTTTTGTTTCTGCCCTTGTCTGTAGATTCTGGCATTTGCCTGCTGATACAGTTCAAGGTTCCAGTTTGGAAGTGTGTACCAGATTGCGATATGTCCACCACGTTGAAGGTTAAGCCCATGTCCTGCGCTTGCTGGATGCAAAAGCAGCACGTCT